CCGCCTGACTTTCTTCGCAGGCTACTAAAATTTTCACTTCGTATCCTCCCGGCGCTGGCCGTAGCTGCAAAAATCGTCCGGATTTTCTCTGTCCATATGATGGGAACACCATCCTAATCGAGGTTTGTTATAGTTTCGGCACTCCCAACAGTAGCACGCGCCTGCCGCGTGCGCCGGATCGATGGTGGGTGCGTTCTCTGCCATCCCATAGGCCAGATCGATTGCCTTGTCATATCCATCGGCCCAGCTTTCGGGCGGCGCTCCGCAGCCTCCAACATCATGCAATCGCTTCAGCAGCGCCTTTCGGCTTATCAAATCGTCCACGGTCTATTCCTCCCACATATCCATCTGGTCATTATTGGCTTCTTCCTGTGTCCTGTCATGCATCCACCAGTCGAAGTATTCAATTCCCGTAGACGCGAGCTTAAACGGTTCCAGCCCGTCCCTGATACGGTCATCAATGATATGCTGTGCTGTGCGTATATACTGGTCGCGGAATTTGGGCCATCTATTAAACTCATGCTCACGCCCCGCGCGGCGCGCCATGGGGCAGCCGATACAGCCGAGCCGCGTAAATCCCTCATCGTACAGACTGCATTGCTCCAACCCTACATCCTTGGAATAGTCCCAGATATCCGAATCTGTCCAATATGCAATCGGATTCACACGCCGCTCAGCGGTTGCATAGCATTGTTCAAATATGCGCCGATTTTCACTATTATCGAATGGCATTACGATATTTTTTCCGTCCTTGCCATGCTCCACAATTTCAAGCTCATTGCGCTTTTTCATTCGATTTGAACTCTCGAATTTGCGCACACCCATGCTTTTAATCGCCTTTTCGGCTTCCGGTACAGGGCGCTCTTTTAATGCCTCACAGCAGAATCGTCTTTGTCTCATTGGCAGCATTCGCTTTTTTCTACACAGCGCCCACATGCTGTACTGGTACATCACGTCATAGGTCAGATATCCCAGATCGCGGTATGCCTGGAAATTTGCACGCTGGAAATAGACAAGCTCAGGCGGGTCGATTCCCGTGATGCTGTGCAGATAAAAATGCTTCACTCCGGCCCGTCGCATCAGATGTCCAAGCACGCGGCTGTCCTTTCCCTCAGATGTACATACACAATAGCCCCTTGGGTCTGCGTGAAGCGCTGCGCCCTCGTAGAACTGCAGCAATTTTATAGCTTCCACATCCGGTGCGTTTTTTGTTTCGCCTGCTTCGTTCCACTCAAGTTGATAATCCATTCTTTTCTCCAATCACATTGGCTCTACGCCCATCTTTTCATATGCAACCGCTATAGCGTGCCGCATCTCATCTGTAAACGTATCTCTGCCGCCCTGTGCGAGGATCTCCAGCAGCTCCTTCCGCATCCGCGTATAAAATGCTCCGACCTCTCGCTCATCAAGCTCAAGCTCTATTGCTGCGTTGTAGTGCGCCAGCGCCATGGCTTCGCACACAGCGTCGATTCCTTCACGGATCCCGTTGTTTTTCGCACGGGCAAGCGTAAGCGCAAGGTTTTTGCTCATTCGGCCCACATCCTTGTTACAGTGATTTCTGTTCTCGGGTCAACTTTGTCCACATGGCCATACACAACAAGTGCGATATGAGAAAAATCATCGTCCTTTATTACACCAGCTTTTGTAAGACCGTCCAGAAGTAGTTTTCCGCAATAGTTGTCCGCATCGTGCCTGCGCTTGTCAGGGAAAAAATAGTCTATGCGGACAACGGCTCTTTCTGGCGCTTCCTTCACACCCGCGGCCTTGCACGCCCACTGCACTGTCTCTGTCCACTGTTTTTTGGACCTTCGATATTCCCAGCTGTTTAGCCGTCCCGCAAACCGATTTAAACTCGGTGGCACGCCTTTTAAAACAATTTTCATTCGCTCCTCCTGTTATCAATCGGGATATAATTGTGGTACTGCGGCTGCCAGTTGAACCGCAGCCTGCCCACCCCG